GCCATGCAGGACCAGAGAGACGTCAGGCTTTTCAGATCTACCCCGAGTTTTCCTCGAGGCCGGATCTTCCCTAGCCCTGACGGCACAGACCTACTAACAGCCCTGGATGTCAAACTCGTGGATCAGGATGTCGACCATGTCGACACCCGTCACCTCGAAGCCGGCATACCAGTCAGCGAAGTACTCGTCAATCGTGTCGTCGATCCCTTCCAAGTTAATGGAAAGGTACTTCAACACGGAGGACGAGAAGGGCGACCCGTCAAACACCTTTACGGTGGACGACGCGTCGACCCCAAACGAGAAGAGCACCGCCACGAGATAGGACACTTGCGTGACCTCATCCGCGGTTTGGTACTCGTCCCAACGGGAAAGCTCGGTGAGCTTCCTCGTTAGCTCGTTTGCTCGCTGGAGGCTGACCCTCAAGGGGTAACTCATATCTACTCCTTTTGAGGCAAAGCCTCTGTTGGTGTTTGTAGACCCATACACAACTAACTCCCTGAATCTATCGGCACAAATTGTGACCGAACATCAGGGCATCGCCTGCAAGATACAGCGCATTGACAAGGACAGTGGTGATCACGACCAACTTCTTGGTCGCGATCGAGTCCACATCCAAATCGCTGCGCCTACGGCCGAAAGAGGAACGAACAGGATTGTTCCTCCTCTTGTTAGCCGAATTAGCAAAGACTCCTCTACGGCTTCTCTTGCGAGAAGCTTTCGAGTTGTCTCTGCTAGTACTTGCAACGTCGTCGGCATCCTGGTTTCCCGGGAACGAGCTGCCTGACATTTGTCAGGACTCGCCACCCAGGGCCTTGGAGACCACGGCGTTCGAAGACGCGGTCAGGAGGGTGTTGAACCCAACCCAATCCGCAAGCAGCTCTGCGTTCGTGAACGCGCCGGCCGCAAAGTCGACAACCGTATATACGGACATGCCGACCTTCCGGTTTTCGGTGGTCTTGAACACATCTGCGGTAATCTTCGAGACGTCGAGCCGCAGCAGTCGTCGAACTCTGTCCTTCGACTTGTAGTCGTGGGACACGACGAACTGCATAAGTCCGTCCGCACTCGTGTATTCCGACCTATCCTCCTCGGACGAAGTCCGAGGGAGGGGGGTCGTCACACCCGAGATAACGAGGGACAGTGGATCGGTTAGTGACATGGGCATCTCTCCTAGGAGCCAAGTAAGCTCCCGTTGGCGTTAGACAACAGTTGAATAGCTCTTACCGACTCCGGGATATACCCAGAGCGGCAAGGATGGACGTCTGGAATGAAGTCAAACCATCCCAGGTTAGTCCGAATCCGAAAGGGTTTGCACGCCGTCGTATCTTCGTCTCAGTGACGAGTGTTACGCGGCTGTCGACGTTCTTTCCACTCCTTAGAGTGTCAGGGAACGCTCGGGTATAGGTATCACTAACGATGGTGTGTTCCATCATATACCCATACCGCATCAACAGACCGTCTTCTATGTAACTCGAAGTGTTGGCGATAACATCGCCAGCATTCGAGAACCAGTCAACGGCCCAGCTCCATGGGGTTAGGTTCCAAATGACCTCTAGATCGAGGTCAAGACCAAGGATTTCCTTGGCGAGGAGTGCCTTTCTATCCATCTCATTCCTGGCATCATACCAGGTAGGGAGGAAGTAGGTAAACGCTCCGGAAAACCACCGTTTTTGGGTGACTTCCCGAAGCACCTTAACCTGCCGATGCTGAGACTCGGTATACGATGGATTGAGTGTTCCTGTAAAAGGAATACCCATGTACACGGGATATCCCGCGTCCACCGTAGAGACTGAAGTCTCAGTTTTGGTTGGGAACTCGTAGCGTCTCCGAACAACCTTCCCTGCGTCCCTCTCATATTGCTTGAGAAGGTCATCAGCACGGAGTACCTGCGCCGCAAAGTTGCCAATTTCTTGGCCTAGCGGAGCAAGCCCGAACTGATAAGCAAGGTAGTTGTCGGACCCGGCCTTAGACATTGTCTTAAGGTCGGTTGCTCGTTTTCGCCACCCGCTTACAACTAGTTTGGGAATTCCTTCCCTCACAAGTTCAGCGAGTGCGACACCGACGTCCGCTACAGAGTTTGTAGGTTTACATCTCGCAATCGCGGTGGCGCCCAGCGTGTCAAGCTGAACGTCCGTCGAGCTTAGGCTCGGCGGAAAACCGTGAAGGCGAGCATCGATTGCCCATACTGGACCTCGTAATTCTTGGTTCAGATA